GGTAGACTAGGTATTAGCAATCCCTAACAAGAACGCGGGTTTAACCCCTATAGGGAAAGGAGCGAGCGACATGGCAAAGGACTTACGGAAAACACTAAAGCGGGCAACTGCGGCTGTTACTCAGTCTTCGGAAGGTCAGCTTCCGGTGCGCACCGAGCCTTTTCCTTCGGATGGCAACGTGCTATCGGTCATCGAGCCCGAGCAGGAAACGAACGTACAGGAGATAAGGCGCAAGACAAAAGACTACACCGAGCTACAGCTCACAGGCTCCAAGGGTAAGAAGTACACGGTCGTTATACCGACTAGCTACATCAACCAAGTTCCGAAGGTCTGGGAATGGACACCACTACGCTACCAAGTCGCTGACGACATCGGCGCAGGCATACCCATCAAGCAAGTAGGTGAGATGCATGGACTGCACCGTATTACGATATATGCATGGCTGGAGCACCCCGAGTTTAAGGAGCACGTCGACTCGATCGTGATGGAAACCGGATTCGCTAACCGACGTGAGCGTATCCAACAGCTTTCACGGCTATCGGACATGCTGGTTACGAAGATCGTCAATGAACTGGGCTCCATTAAGCTCAATGAAAAGAGCGTCGGCGCTATCCTTTCCACGATTGGACAGTACGCCAAGCACTTAGGGCAGGAAAAAGAGGAGTTTGTGGAAGCGACGAAGGTCGAACAGCAGACGACGTTAAACGGTACACTGGGCGTAGCTCAGCTCAATATCGACAAAGTGTTAGACAACAAGACGGTGGAAGAACGGCAGGCACTGGAAGAGGACTTCGCCAAGATGGGCGACGATTTCATTCGAAACCTAACAGGGGGCAAATGATTATGACTTCAGAAGGTCAGCTGGAAGAAGCCGTAAAGGAACTGGATCACGATACGGAAGAGGGCTACATGTTCCAAGCCCGCAAACGCATACAGATCACACTGTCCTACTGCATTTGTATTGCGCTGGGCGTAGCCACAGCAAAGGCATGCTGGATGATGTTATTCGGCATCTAAGGATCGGCAATAAGTGGGACGAGCCCGTGGCAGGGACTCGACCCGCTTCTGCATATAAAAACTAAATAAGGGACGGTGTGTGCTCCGTGGAAAATTGCGCTGTGTTGACGAGACCGCAAGCGCCAGTGCTTCAACGATTCTATGCGTTATGTTTGTCTGCTACATGGGAGAAAGTGACCATTGTCGTTCGATCGAGTTCCGAAGTCGAAGCCAGCAAGAGACTACATACGGGCTATAAAGTTGCCATGGTCATGGACATACGTTCTGAAGCCGAACATTCTGTGGAGCGCCTAAAGCTTCGCAGAAGTTTAACCACAACACCATCCTACCGCTAGACGGTATATTATGATCTTCCGAAGAGAGTGCCCTATGTGGTACTCTTTTTCTATACAACCACGAGGAGAGTGACACCATGACCATCCAAGATACGCTACTCACATTAAACGCACAGGCTTCCGAGCTAATCGTAGAAGTAAGCACACTGACCAGCCTAACAAATGCGCAGGCTCAGCAGATCGAAACCATGCTGGCTGACATTCGGAAGCTGACGGATACTCGCCTGCACCAGATCGAAGACCTGATCACAACCGCCAAAGCCTTCCAAGCGTTAGGTATCGACTACAAATACGGAGCCGAGTACGAGAACGATATGAAGTTCGATTGTTCCGCCTTCGTTCAGAAGTGCTTCAGCGTAGTCGGCGTCTCTTTACCTAGGACAAGCGCCAGCCAGTGCAAGCAGGGTACGCCCATTACCGAAGATGAACGGGGCTGTTTGCTGGGCTGGGACAGAAGCGGGGACGGCACCATCGACCACATTGGCATCGGCTTAGGCGGCGGCAAGATGATCCATACCGCGAAAGCAGGCGAGGGAATCAATGTATGCGACTGGCAGGCACGCTACGGCAAGCCTACAGCCATTCGGCGCATTATCTAAGAGGAGAAGGTGACCACCATGGAAGAAACGTTAGCAGGGGCTTCAGAAGGCACCACAGAGGGCGAGGGCACTACCGAGCTGACCCAATCCCTGTCAGGAGAGTCAGAAAGCTCTACAGCGCCTTCTGAAGGCGTCCTGACGCAGTGCCAGCATACCGCAGGCACATTGATCGAAGAGAACATCCCGCTGTATGTCATTGGGCAGTGTGCCTGCGGGTGTACGACGATGTACACCAACGTACGCATGATCGTCTATCACGATCGTATAGAACTCGATACTGAAGCGGGTGTACATATCATTCTTCAGAAGGTGAGCCCATGACCCACAACCTAAGTCGTGAAGAGATCATCCAGCACCAGATCAAGTCCCGTCCTTCGATCTGGTCGCAGTTTTATACCCGCCTGCGGGGAAAGGATTACCGATTCGAACAGCTTACCCCCGAGGGGTATCTCGACCTGCGCAAGGCAAGGGATATTCCCACCAGCGACCCGCGTATCGGGCTACGGGGTCAGCGGCAGTTTCTTCAGCAGATTCTCGATGATCAGCATCGGCACAAAGCTGTTCAGAAGTCCCGTCAGTGCGGAGCCAGTGAGAATGAAGTACGGGAAACGCTGTGGTTCGGTGACGTCCATGACTTCACCAAGCAGGCGTATGTGTTCCCGACTTTTGATCAGGTAGCCGACTTCTCCAAGACCCGTATCGAGGAAGTTATGAAAGAGTCGCCGTATGTCCGCGACCGGATGGGACTTGATCCGGTAACAGGCAAGAAGAAGCAAGGCGAAGAAGTCGTGGATAATGTCCGACTTCGGAAGATCGGCAACAGCTGGATATTCTTCCGAAGCGGGCACACCCCGAAGGCGGGGGAAGGGATTGACGTTGATAAGGTCACGTTCGATGAGATTGATCGTATGCACCCGAACGTGATGATCGCCTTCAATGAAACCCTGTCCTCATCCGCCTTCGGATGGCGGCGGGATATCTCCACACCATCGCTTCCTGCGGTCGGTGTGAATGCCAGCTTCCAGCATAGCGACCAACAGCACTGGATGATGAAGTGCCCCCATTGTTCGAACTGGTTCACGCTCATTCATGACTTTCCGAAGAATGTTGTCGAGCTGACCAAGGATAGCCGCGGCATGCCGAACCACAACCTGCACTTATCCCATAACTTTATCGAAGAAAGCGATACCCATGCGTATATCTGCATGAAGTGTAAGAACTTCGTGTCCGACCATACCCGCGTCATGGGGCTATGGAAGCCACTATACCCCTATAAGAAAGACGTGCGCGGCTACCAGATCAGCCAGCTGATATGTCCATGGATTAGCGCTTCCGACCTGATGAAAAAGAAGCGGGACTACCAGCTCGACCAGCTGTTTGAGAACTATGTTATTGGACGACCGTACCTAGGAGATAACGTCATGGTGACCCGCGGCGATATCCTGCGGTGTGTCGATATGAGTATGAAGAGCCCATATGATATCCGAAGGGAAGGCGTGGTGCAGGGCGTCGACTGGGGCAACACCAGCTGGGGCGTGAATGGCATGAAGCACCCTGACAACCCTGAGCAAATGATCCTGCTGGATATCTGGAGCATGAATGATCAGGAAACAACGACTTCCGAAGACGGCAGAAGGGATAATCCCCATGTCAAAAAGGCAGGCGAAAAGATCAGGCAGTGGGGCTGTGTGCGAGCGGTACATGATGCGGGCTATGGGGCTGACCGGAACTTTGAACTGCGGCAGGACTTCCCGAGCAAAGTGTTTTCCTGCTTCTATCCATCCCTGTCGAGCGATATCACGAAGCACATCACCGACCAGTGGAATGAAGACGACTGCAAAGTCAACGTCGACCGGACACTGACCCTGAAGCTCATGACCAAAATGTTCCGAGACGGGAAGATCGTCATTCCGCGCTGGGTAGCCGAGAACCCGCTCTTTGAAACATTTATCAAGCATGTGACCAACCTAGTCCTGATTCGGGATATCGAAACCGATGAGAAGACCAAGAAAGAAATGATCAAGGAGCGGGTCGGCACGCTTCCGAGCGGCGACCACTTTGGACATGCCATGAACTACTTGACAATCGCCTTACGGAAGGCGGACAATAGCGGCAAAAGCGATTACTTTTATTAAGGAGCTGGGTAGATTGAGAATGGTCGAATGGATAGCGAAAGTGGTTGTAGGCACACCAAGTATGCTAAATCCGATGGAGCTGAAGGAAGCCGAACACGAAATACGTGGCATCTTCGCACAGAACGAAAAAGATGCTTTACAGGCTGTTGAGGAGCTCGTTAATAAACCAGCCGCGCAGGTTTACCTACTGAGCGCCAAGGTGCGCCGAGCGGTCTTGCCTGCTGAAGTGGTGGAGCCAGAGAAATCCTTTCTTCGGAAGCAGTTCGAATTCGAGCTGGATGCTTACAAAAGGAGAGAGATCAGCCCGCGGATGATTGCTGTGGCGGTCAAACTGCCAAGCGGCGCGATTGAAGCCATCGTCAACTACCATGAGGTGGAAAGCAAGATCGACTACTACCTGAACGCCTACGATAATGAGTTTAAGCTGAAGGCAAACAAGGACATCCAGATCATGAGCTACATGATTGTATAGCACGCTTCGGAAGACCCATTTTTGGGTCTTTCTTTTGTTAAACAAGCTATGCTAGACTGTGCTTGTAAACAATATCCATAGAGGAGCTGGACATTCCCATGGCAACACGCGTATCTAAAAA